CGAGCTGGTGGACGCGCCCATCGAGGTGGCGCTGCCGGAGATCGAGGACGACGGCCACGGCGCGTGGGTGGAGATCCAGATGCGCTACAGCTCCACCTGGAGCTGCAGGCTGATCCTGCCGACGGAGGACGTCAAGGTGGGCAACGTCACCACCCAGGCCCAGACGGCGGGCATCAACGTGCTCGACCTGCACTACAACGCCGTCAACGGCGCGAAGGTGTGGAGCCTCATCAACACCCACAGCAGCATCCCGGCGTAAAGGAGGATCGACAATGGCCGAAAAGCAAAAGTGGTATTATGAAAAACTGAACGAAAAGGGCGAGCTGAAGCATTGCCCGATGAACGACCACGACGGCTCCGTCACTGGGTACATCGTGTTCGGGGTCCAGGCGTGGTTTGACGAAAATCCCGAGGAGCGCAAGCGCCTGGGATGGATCAAGCACATCACCAAGGACACCAGGGACATCGAGTACAACCACCAGACGCAGTACCTCACCCACATGGTCGTCCAGGTGGACGAGTACACCGTCCGGGACGAGTACAGCGTGATGGACAAGTCCCCGGAGATGCTGCGGCTGGAGGAGCTGCAGGGCGGGCGCGGATACTATTTCGGGAGCGAAGGCGGATCAATCATTATCGGAGGTGACTTTTGATGCGTAGAGACATTGAGACCATGGCCGAGATCATGGCCGCGAAGGACAGGGAGCTGGCCGCCCAGGCGCAGCCGCCCATGGACGACGAGGGCAAGGTGCTGGCCGAGGCCAAGCGCAATTCGTTCGACTTCCCGGTCAACGCCGTCAAGGTTGACCCGCTGAGGTAACGGTATGCTCAAAGCGACCAAGTGCGTGGACTGCGCGTGCAATTCGGCGCATGGCAAGCCCCACCTCATGATCGGGCCGGAGGACGCCGACGCCTGCGTCCTCCCGGAGCTGAACTACCTGTGGACGCAGGGCGTCGAGACCGTGTGCAGCTGCTGCGGCCACGGCGATCCGGAGGCCGCCTACATCGTCGTGCGCCCCGAGGACCGGCAGCGGATGATCGACCTGGACTATGAGGCGCTGCCGCCGCGGAGCGAGGGCTGCGCTGAGTGCGGCGCGTTCTTCCGGGCCAGGCTGTCGGACGACTATACGTGCCAGGTGTTCCGCGAATACCCGGCTGAAAAAGGAGTGACAGGAACCATGTTTGACGTAACCCCCATCACATCGGATAAGCACATGGCCTGCGGGCCGGTGTGCCTCCGGATGCTGCTCAAATACTACGGCCAGGACGTGCCCCTGGACCAGCTGATCGAGGAGTGCCACGCGGGTATCGCGGGCTGCTCCGGCAAGGACATCAACGTCGCGGGCCGCCTGCACGGCCTGGACATGCGGGCCTTTCAGATGGACGCCGCCGAGCTGCTTAAACAGGACCGGCCCGCCATCATCCATTGGCGCAAAAACCACTTTGTGGTGTTCTGCGGCCTCGACGACAAGGGCGAGCCGGTGATCTGCAACCCCTCCCGCGGGCGCTTCGCCCTGGACGCCGAATCCTTTACGGTGTTCTATTCGGGCGTGGCGTTCTTCAATGGGGAGCCCGCCGACCTGCCGGACCCGGAGCCGGTGCCTGACATCGCGGAGCTCAGCGGCAAGGTGGACATGCTGACCGACTGCATCCTGGAAATGAGCGAGGTCGTCTATGACGGATAGGCTGATCGCGCTGCTGTTTCACATCATCTGGGGAAAGGAGGGTGAGTTCATGATGGCCATGCTTTGGGCTCAGCAGATCATGCTGGGGAAAAAGACCTTCGCGCAGGTGCCGAAGCTGCTGAAGGAGAAGGTCCGCGAGATCCTGATCGACTCCGGCTGTGAAGATCTGATCATCGAATGATCGTGGGGGGCTGTTCCGCATGGAGCAGCCCCCTTAAAACAAAGGGGGAAAAGGGTATGGAAAAGATATGGAAGACGGCGGTGGAGGTCATGGCCGCGGTGGGCGGCATGATCGCGGGGTGGTACGGCGGATGGACCCAGGGCAGCAAGGTGCTGGTGATCCTGATGCTGATGGACTACGTGCTGGGCTGCGCCTGCGCGCTGACCGGGCACAGCACCAAGACCGCCAGCGGGCACTTCCTGAGCCAGGTGGCCTTCACGGGGCTGCTGAAGAAGGGGGTCATCATGCTGGTGATCCTGGTGGCGGCGCTGCTGGACCAGGTGATCGGCGGCGGCGCGGAGGGCGGCGGGATCATGTTCCGGTCCGCTGCGGAGTTCTTCTACATCGCCTCGGAGGGATTGAGCATCATTGAGAACGCCGGTCTGATCGGGGTGAAGGTGCCGAAGCCGCTGAAGAGGGCGCTGGAGGCGCTGAGAGACAAAAACGACGAGGAGGAAGACGCGGGCGATCAATGATCGCCCCTACGGGAGACGAGAGGACGATGGGCGCTTGCGGGAAGCAGGCGCCTTTTTTTTATAAAGAGGTGAGATCATGGCCAACAACAACGAGGGCATCAAGACGACTGTCGGCGTAAAGGGCGACAAAGAGTATAAAGCCGCATTACAGCAGATCAGCCGCCAGCTGACGGTGCTGAATACGGACATGAAGGCCAGCCAGAGCGCCTTCGGGGCGCAGGCGGAGACCATGGACGGTATGCACGACCGGCTGGAAAAGCTCAATGAGATCTACGAGGTGCAGGCCAAGAAGGTGGAGCTGATCCGGGAGCAGCTGGAGAAGGCCAAGGCGGAGTACGGCGAGAACAGCAAGCAGGCCGACGACCTGCAGATCGCGCTGAACCGGGCCACGGCCCAGATGAACACCACCGGCAACCAGATCCGGGACACCGAGAGCGGGCTGAAGACCCTGGCGGAGGCCCAGGCCGCCGCGGGAGACGCCACGGACGAGAGCAGCATGACCCTCAAAGAGGCGGAGAAGGTCCTGAAGGATGCCGCGGAGGGCGCGGGCGAGATGGCCGATGCCGCTGCGGACGCCGGGGACGCCGCCGAGACCGAGGGCGAGCAGGCGGAGGATGCCGCGGACGGCACCAGCACGCTGGCGGAGGCCCTGGAGTCCGTCGGCAGCGTGGCCGGAGGCGCGCTGAAGCTGGGCGTGGAGGGGCTGCTGGGGGCCATGGCAGGGCTGGCCGCGGGCACCGGCGCGGCGATCGCCGAGGCGTTCAACCTGGCCCAGGACGCCGGCAAGTACGCCGACGACCTGATGACCCTGTCCTCCCAGGTGGGCGTGGACACGGACAAGCTGCAGCAGTGGCAGTATGCGTCCAACTTCATCGACACCAGCGTGGACACCATTACCGGCAGCATGACGAAGCTCACGAAGAGCATGAACGAGGCCCAGGAGGGCAACGAGGCGGCCCAGCAGAAGTTTATCGAGCTGGGGGTCAGCTGGCGGGACTTCGACGGGAACCTGCGGGACTCTGAGGACGTGTTCATGGACGCCATCGACGCCCTGGGGAAGATCGAAAACCCCACGAAGCGGGACGCAGTGGCCATGGAGCTGTTCGGCAAGAGCGCCAAGGAACTGAACCCGCTGATCGAGGCGGGCAGCCGCGCCTGGCGGGACATGGGCAAGGAAGCGGAGGCCATGGGCACGGTGTTCTCGGAGGAGAACCTTCAGAAGATGGGGTCCTTCGACGACAGCATGCAGAAGTTCAAGGCCACCGGCGAGGCGCTGAAAAACAGCATCGGCCTGGTGATGATCCCGGCCTTCCAGCCGCTGGTGGACGCGGCCAGCGGCGCCATGGGCAAGGTGGCCAAGGCGCTGCAGGACGGGGCCAGCCCGGCGGAGCTGCGGGACCTGCTGGAGGAGACCATGGACGTCTTCGAGGGCGCCGTGGACGACGTGGCGCAGCTGATCACCGACGCGCTGCCGCTGGTCAGCGAGGCGGCGACCCGCCTGATCGGGGAGCTGGCGCAGGAGCTGCCGGGGCTGCTGCATGTGCTGCTGCCGGCGGCGATGGAGCTGCTGGAGTCGGTGCTGGACGCCATCATTGAAAATGTCGGGCCCGTCACAGCGCTGGCCACGGAGCTGGTGACGGGGCTGGCGGGATTTTTGATCGACAACCTGCCCGAGATCATCGACGCGGGGGCGCAGCTGCTGGAGGGCCTGGCGGACGGCATCATCGACGCGCTGCCCGAGCTGATCCCGGCGGCCATCGAGATGATCGTGAAGCTGGCCGCGGGGCTGATCGAGGGCATCCCGAAGCTGGTGGAGAAGCTGCCCGAGATCGTGGATGCCATCTGGAAGGGGCTGACGGACACCGACTGGGCGGGGCTGGGCGACGAGTTGCTCGGGAGCCTGTGGGGCAGCGTGAGCGCGCTGGGCGACGACCTGCTGGGGCTGTTCACCGGGGCGCTGACGGACATCACGAGCATCGATTTTTCCGGCATCGGCGACACCATCAAGGGGGCCGTCGAGGGCATACTGGGCACCGACGGCAGCTTCCTGAGCGGCATCTTCTCCGACGCCCACGACGACATCGAGGGCATCGAATGGGACAAGCTGGGCGAGAACGTCGGCAGGGCCGGGTCCGCGCTGGTGAACATGACCGGCGCAGCGCTGGCCGGGGGATTTGAGGCCGGTTATGCGATCATCGACAAGATTGAGTGGGGCAAGCTGGGCGAGACCGTGGGCAGCGTGGCCAACGGGCTGGTGAACCTGACCGGCGAGGTCGCCGCGGCAGGCTTCGAGGCGGCGCACGCAGCGATCGACAAGATCGACTGGACGGGCCTGGGCGAGGCCGTGGGCGGCGTGGCCAACGCGCTGGTGGATGTGTCCGGCGCTGCGCTGGCGGCTCCGCTGGAGACGGCCTATGGCATCATCGAGGGCATCAACTGGACGGGCCTGGGCGAGGCTGTGGGCGGCGTGGCCAACGCGCTGGTGGATGTGAGCGGCGCTGCGCTGGCGGCTCCGCTGGAGACGGCCTATGGCATCATCGACGGCATTGAATGGGGCGAGCTGGGCGAAAAGGTGGGCGGCCTGGTCAACGGCGTGGTGGGTCTGCCTGTGGACAGCCTCTCAGGCATCTTCACGGCGGCGGATGAGGCCATTCGGGACATCAAGTGGGATGAGCTGGGCGGACAGATCGCGGACGGCCTGAGCCGCGCCTGGGGCCTTCTGGCGGGCGTGGGCGACGTGGCCCTGGGTCTGGGCGAGAGCGTGGTCGGGGCCGGTCAGCAGGGCGTGGGCGCCCTGAAGGACTGGATCGCGTCCTGGCGGCAGGATGACGGCGTGCAGAGCGAGGCGGCGGACGTGGGCCGCGGGGTCGTGACCGATCTGGCTGCGGGCGTGACCGAAAAGGTGCCGGACCTGGAGGACACCGGGGAGGACGCCGCGGGGAAGCTGCTCACGGCCATCAAGGACGTGCTGACTGCCGAGACCGTGAAGGCCATCGGCACGCAGCTGGACAGCGACCTGCAAAGCGGCATCAACGAAGGCGAGGACAGCGTGCTGGAGATGATGGAGGCGCTGGCCTGGGACGCCGTGGACGCGCTGGAGAATGCCATCACGCTGGCGGAGTTTTCGGGGCTGGGCGACATGATCGACGAGGGCATCGCCCAGGGCATCGAGACCAATTCCCGCAAGGTGGAGGAGGCGGCGCGGGCGGCGGCCTGGCAGGCCTACGAGGCGGCGAGGGCCGCGCTGGACATCAACAGCCCGTCCCGCAAGGGCGCGTGGCTGGGCGAGATGTTCGACCTGGGCTTCGCGCAGGGCCTGGAGGACAACGCTGACGCGGTGACGCAGGCCATGGGCTACCTCAACGACCTGGCCATGGAGGACGCCGCGGCGTCGGGCAGGGGCGCCGGATCCGCGCGGCAGCAGCCATCCTTTGAGATGGATTACGGCGCGGTGCGGGATGCGTTCGTGGAGGCCATCGAGGAGACCGGCGTCGGGTCCAT